ATGGGTCGCATACCATATCGCAAGGGTCGCACATTGTGTCGCAAGCATCACATGCGATACATGTATCGCATGGTTCACAGCCCACTTCACATGCATCGCATGGTTCGCAAGAGACGCAACCGGGGTCACAACCGTCGCACTGGTCGCAGCCACCCTCGCAACTATCACACGGGTCGCAAACACTATCACATGCATCACACGGGTCGCACTGTGCCTCGCATGTATCGCAGCCATCACAAGACTCGCAGCCATCACAAGACTCGCATGTGTCGCAAGACTCGCACCCAAGGCATGATACACAGCCGTCGCACCCGTCGCACGTTCCACATGTGTCTGTAGAGCACGCACCCCTTCTGCTCAATTCATAAACTCCGTCCCCAAGCCCCTGAATGTCAAGGCCATCGCCTACTATAATCGAACCGGGTACAAGTTCGTTACCATCACCATCAACCCACACGTCTGGCATGTGCGTATCCTCCATCTATTTCTACCATAAGGTATGGATATTCATCCGTCTTGCCTACTATCATCATTTTGCCCCAATCCCGCGTAAAGACAGGTGTCCACCGGTCCCCCTTTACCGAAAGCCTGTAATACAATCTATCGTTGTAATTTGCATATGTTTCCGCATCCACCATCACTGGACAGGTACCGGAAGTAAATACACTTCCTATTTCGTCTACGGCTACTTCATTTGAAGCAATCCCAAAACGGGTAATACCCGCATACTCTACTACGTAACCCCCTAGTATGCCACTCTGTAATTCACGCAACCACACAATCGCACCACGCGGAATCGTAAGGCCGGTTTTGTTCTCGAAAGCTACGGCATTTCTACCCTTGCGCACGGAGATGCTTTCACCACGGATGGGCGTTGGCATATTCTCCGCGTCCCGAACTACTTGTGCAATTCGTTGGGCAGAGCTTCTCGTGAACGCATACTTGTCTGACATTATATTAGAAACCCTGGATCGTCCATGGAAACAGGAAGCAACAAATTTCCAAAGTGTTCCCTTGTTTTGGTAATGAAACCCAAGAAAACTGGAGAACTACCAGAAGGCAATTGACCTCCACTTCCATTCAAATTATGTGGTCTATCGGAAGGTTCGCCTTCCGTACGAAACAACCGCTGATTTCCTTTCTTATCTAGGTAGTATGTCCCTTGGTCTAGTACCTGCGTTATCCATGTATCAGAATTGAGTTCGATTTCATACGTAACTTCTGAATATGCAATACCTCTCCACCATGCACGATTTGCTCCAAGGTTGCGCATCAACGCATAGCCCGGTCCCACAGGGTAACCCGCCAAAGTGAAATAATCCGCATTCACAGAATTCATGTAGGTATTAGCCTTAGAAGGACTGAAGTCTAATTCATTGCGAACCACAACGCACGTCGGATGATGTATAGATTCCTCAATAGGGGGTACATACAGTTCACCGGCTGAATTCGTAATCACTTCTCCTGTCAGAAGGTCTTTAGAGACTACCGTTTGATAGGGTCTAAAGTTCCAATTGATTTTGCATGCACGCTGCCACGGTGCGAGTTCGGGAGCATCATATTCATCAACGGAATACTTCGCCTCTACCAAATACTTTGGATGCACCCCTTCTTGGGAAGCAGTTAAGGACATCAAAAACAAATCCGTACGGCCTGGATATGTAGGTCTATAGTCCCAACTAATCCCTAAGAAAGCTGCTACGGCTTGCGTAGCTATTTGAATGCCATTAGAGGATAACTCATCAAGCATTACATAGAAATGCCGCGTATAGTATTCATCAGAAACGGTAATCGATCCTGATTGCCGACCCATCTGCTCTCGCACTTGAATAGCCATACTAGAATATTTCCACCGTTCCTATGTCCTCGGGAGAAGGGGTAGCAAACGCAACTGAAGACAACAAATCATTTTGCTCTTCCAACAATTCAACTGTTTTCCCTGTGTTGGATTCAATTCTCTTCTCCGTTTTGTTTAGCATACTGCCACGGTAAGCGGCTTCATACGCCTCTGCCGTTCCTTTACGAAGTGCCGCCGTAGTGGCATCCGTTGTTTCTTGCTCAACTGTAGTGGCTCCCACCATGGATTCAGTGTCCGCGTTCACTTTATCCGCGTGCTCTTCCATGCTTTCGGCACTCTTAGCAGCTTCACCGGCGAACGTGGCTGCCTTTTCCGCCGCAAGGTCTAGGTTCAATTCAAGTTTTGATAATCCGCTGAATGCCTTTGAAACGTCTTTAGAAGAAACGCCGCTCCAGCCTTCTCCCCATTTCACGGCACTTAGTTTTTCCGCTAGAGTTTCCCCACGGGCGATGCCATAGAAACTTTCCATGATTCTTCGACCAAAGCCACCCACATTAAGTTCACCACCCATCAATCCCGATTTGAATGCCGCCAAAGCGTCTTTGCCTATTTGCCACATTATGCTAGGTAGCTTGAACATGACATTTTCAATACTCTTCATCATGTTTACAAACATAACCGGCACGTTTTGGTTAAGCCAATCTCCCAAAGCAGATATTGTAAGTGTCAACTTAACAACAAAATTCCCAACGTTGGCAAGCATCGCTTTCAAAGCTACTACCATGAGTTCCAGTGTCCCCGTCCAAAGCTCATTCCAGTTATCGGAAACCCAACGTCCCACTGTGGACATGTTCTCTCCAAACTTTACAAGGAACCCGCCTATCGTACGGACAGCCACTGCCGTATAGTCTACCAATGATTTCAAAGCACCCCGTACAAAATCAGTGCCCACTTTCCACGTTTCCATCACTCTTGCCCATGTGGAAGACATGCTGTCGCCAAACTCTATCTTAAAGGCGCGTACAACATCGCTAACGGCATCACCCACGGTATCGAACGTGTACTGAATGCCTTTTGTTACATCCCGTATGTTGTCCATAAACCCTTTTGTGGGGTCATACGCAAGCAAAGTTGTAATGGCAGCTAAGGCACCTGCAATCAAAACAGGTATAGAAGCCAAGGAACTTAGAAATGGTCCGAGGAACAATCCCAAAGTCTTAAACCCCTTTAAGGAGAACGCCGCTATCTGAGCAGCCATTCCAACCGCTAATGCAAGCGGTGGACCCAACGCCGCTATGCTAGCCAATGTGATTGCAAGTATCTTTGACTCCATGCTCCATTTATCGAACGCTTCAGCGGCTTCTACCACTATCTCAGTCAGACGCAGGATGCGTGGAGCAAGAATGTTGCCTATTCCAATCGCAACAAGCTTTAACCTATTGCGCATCAAAGCCATTTTGTTAAGGAAGGCTTCCAACTGCTTTTTGGCTACTTCTTCGGTGGTGCCCCCTGCATTCTCCAATTCGTTGCGGTAATGGTAAAGCTCATCGGAGAAACCGATAAGCATTTCAATACCCTTGAGTGCCCTTTCTTGGAAGCCTAGCTGCAATAGTGCCGCCTTCTGCTGTTTTGGGGAAAGTCCATCAAAAGCACGCTCCATATCCTCAATGATTTCCGCCATGCCACGCATACGGCCTGTTTGGTCGTAGACAGCAATCCCAGCTTGCCTAAAAGCATCCGCATTCTTGAATGCAGCGGTTGACATGTTTGTCATCACCATTGCATACCGCATACCCGCTTTCTGCCCCTTGAGCCCCTGCTCTCCAAAAGCTGTAAGAACGGACACCATTTCTTCCAAACTCTGTCCATATTGTCTAGCAGTTGTAGCAGCAAAATTTGTGGCGGCTTCTGACACTTGAAGTACAGAAGTATCAGCAAGTTGATTTGCTTTTGTGAGGGCATCTGTCACACGAACAAGGTTTTCCATATTCTGTGCGGCGTCTTTCACTTTCAGCCCCATTGCCGACTGGACATCGGTAGCCAAACTGGTAGCAGTTGCTAAACTGAACACTCCCGCTTGGGCAAATCGTGCTACAGGCCCTAATCCCTTTATGGACTGTTGTAAACTCAAACCCGCCGATAAGAGATAGTAGTATGCACCTGCTAACTCATCGGCTGCAAACGTAACAGACTTGGAAAGAGTCTTCGCTGTCTCCTCAGCTTCCTTTCGTATCCCTTCGTTCACGAACTGGGTGATTGCGAGACTTTCCACCATGGCTTTATCAAATTTGCCGAATGCAGTTACAGCAGCTTTTTCTAATGCTATTATGGGAACAGACATTGCGGCGGACATCCGAGCGCCCATAGCTACCATACGTTCGCCTGCCCTCGTAAGACTCTTTCCAAGTCTGCCAGCACTAGCGGCGGCACGGCCTATTCCCATTTCTACACGTCTGAGACCCTTTTCAAGTAAGCGTGTAGAAGCTCCTATCGGTATGGAGATTGGAGGTAGCATTATCCAGTACCTTGATTTCTAAGCCGTCCCCTAAACGATTGGCGAAAGCCTGCTTTGATGTGTGCTTGTGAAGCACGCTGCATTCTTCGACGTGGCTTGTACGATAAGATGAAATCCTCTAAGCGTGGATGCCCTCGGGTGAAAGCACTTGCAATTTCCCGGCAGATAGAAGCAGCTTCATGCTGCCTCTTCACATCCGGGTCTGGGTCCCTCTCCAAGAAATAAACCCATTCTTGAAACTCGCTTGCTGATATCTCTTCCATTGCTCGTGCCACGCTCATACCCAACATTCTAGATATCCGGAACCACATTTCGTGGCTCGGAATCTCTAGTTTTTTGCTGCGTCCTCTTCACCCAGTTCGCCCATGCCGGAAATGCGATTTACAGCCTCGAAAATGGTGTTAATGACATTGCTAGACAGGTTGTTGATTAGCTCAATGTCATTGTCATCGAAAAGGCGGTTGCCGTTTTCGTCTATCAAGGCTTTGGCTACAGCTTTGCTACGGATGTTTGAGAAGTTGTTTGCATCACGGCCACGGAGAAGGGCGGCTTCGATTGTATCACGCTCTTTGCCTGTAAGCTCGCGTATAATCACATCGCCGCCCCACTCCTCTATAGTGAGCCGTTCCGTTTTCATCTTCGCCGCTGAGGCTATAATAGCCTCACGGGTTACCACACTGTTCGCCTTCTTCTCTTCACTCATTGTAGTTCCTTTCTATGAAGATGCGCCTGCAATCGTAACATCGCCGGTTACCTGTAAGGCGGCGGTACATGTCATACGATCTTCTAGGGGCACACTCGGTTCATACCTGGACATCCAGGCCATTCCTGACCACGATTCACCGTCCGGATAGTCGATGGTAAACGCGGAAGCTGGGTTGTCGATTGGTGGGTCTTGGCCGGGGTCGAATGCAAGGTCTATTTCGCACTCTCCCCACTCCACAAGCTTTCCCGGTACGTTCGTGTGCGCTACCGTGGTGAGCATGTGAGAGGTTTCGATTTTCTTCCTGGACGCCGGGGGAGGTCGTACGTCCAGGACTTCGGCAAAGAAACCACTCTCGAATGATATCGATGTTCCAGTACCGACTTTAGCCATTCCTGTCCTCCTTTCTCTCTACTACGTTTCGTTGTAAGGTTGCCTCAAGGCAACAAAACTCCAGGACCATGAGTGCCGCTCTCGATGGTCGCGGCCTAACAGCACTGGAGAAGAAAACTGCATAAAGCCACCTACTGTACATTCGTAACAGTAAAGGGTGCCTATTGTTGATATTGCAACTATGAGCTGACGAATAGTCTGCATTGTGGCGTACACTTCCTCATAATCGAAGCCACGCACTCGAAAGGTAATGCCCACATACTGCGTGAAATATCCATCGAGCGATATTTCCGAACGGCCTGCTACATCATACGCGGTAATTACTGTGTCCGGTGCGTTGGGACCATCCGGTTCTTCACCTGCAAATATACGCCAACCTGGTCCTGGACCTAGAGCACCAATACCCGCGAAAGCAAGAGTTTCAGCAAGGTCTTCTGAGAGTGTGCGCATCATGACTTTTGCCAAGCTCTCCACATTTCACGCCGCATTACCATGTCCATATTCGGCGTTTCTTCATCAACTGCTTTCTCCAGGTATTTTGGTCCTCCATCATGCCAGTTCTTATCCGGGTCATCTTCATGTACAATTTCCGCGTAAGACGCACCAAAAGCTACCACAGCCAATGGGTCGCGGTGCGTAGCTACGTAGCCTTTTGTTTCCTGCAAAGCCTCTGAAATTGCGGCGGATTCCTCAGCACCCTTTGGTGACTCATCTCTAGGTGGTTTGGGTATCTTCATGGCATTATCTGCACCTTCATATGCAACAACAAAGCCAGAGCCCATGAGATTTCCAGTCTCACGGGGCGCATTCTTCTGTGCCTTCCCGAGAATATTCAATGCAATTGCAACAACACCTTGATACACACCTTCACCTGTTTTGTACCGTATGGCCTTCTGGACATTACGCACTTGCCCTCTAAGTTTTGGTGGCATACTCATGATAAAATCGCCGTGTACAAATGCTCTTCATTTCGCAAATCCGGAAGGTCATCCGAACGCCGTATCTCAAATGCTTCCTTTATCTCTCTAGGGTCATCCACTCCTGAAGGAACGTCGGTAAGCTCACCAAGCATCAACCATCCTTCTACCTTAGTAGGATATTGGGTGAATACAAACGAACGCGAAGGCACCGTACGTCCCATAGGGTCCACAAAAAGTTCAATCTTGTCTTCCCACCGTCCCCACATTTCCGTGGGTTCGCTAAACGTCAAATTGTTCTTGTAGTTCCGCGTAGGCGGTTCCCAATACACAACCCTTTGTAGTAATTTAGCGAGGATATCCATTAGAGTCTAGAGTGCCTAACCACCCAATGGCTGCACTCTTCTTTCCATCTTCGGCTTGTTGTTGCA